ATGCAGGTTTGAGTGAGAGAGGAGAAGAGAGAGAGTACGAATTGGGCTACGGAAATAAGGGTATTGGCCGCAGCTTTCGCGCACATCTTTATCTTACTCCACAGTGAGGTGAATTGGGCTTTGCAGGAGTCTCGATATTCCGTAAACAGTTTGCGAATGTCATCGCAGCGTTTACGGGCAATGAAGATGTGGGCAATAGAACCAAAAGTAGGGTCAGCTTCGGCGTCAACGTAGGTGTCGTCGTCGTTGAATTTGTCGTCAGCAGCAAGTACATCGATAAATTTCTCGGGATTGAAAATCTCGTCAAATTTATCCAAGACTTCCTGTTCAGTAGCAGGGGTTTCAGGGGCTTCAATACCAGCTTCTTCGCGAATAGCGTTAGCGAGGGCATTGCTATCAACTTTACGGCGTTCGTTTTCGGAGCAAAAGTAATCCCAGAACTGGTCAAAACTAAGACCAGATTTTCCGGGGATATACTTCACTTCGGCAACGCCTTTCTGTTTGTTGTGAGAGACAGTGTAACAGGTAAAGCGATAGTGTTCAACAGAGAGAGGGGGAACGTCTTTGATGTCCACACCCTTACGCTGCGCAACAGTTTCGCGGTCGTAAGTGTGATAGGAGTTTCCTTTTTCGTCGTTGCCAATCGGTTTTCCATAAGCTGGGTCGATAGTAACATCGGCCCAGACATGGAAACGTCGAAAGACAGCACCAGGATCTTGGAGAGATTTGATGTCAGGGTAGCGTAGGTTAGAAGAGGCAATGATGTATTCGGAGGTGAAGTTGGTACATCCTTTGGCTTCCAACACTGCCATTTTCAGAGGAAATTGGGCAGTGTTGATCATCCGTTGGAGTTCGTCGTATTCGTCAACTGGTTTGTTGACAGAGTCGACAACGTTTCCGAAATCATCAAGAATAACTATGGGTTGGCCAGTGTAGCCTTCCCAATACTCATTCTTGGCACGGCGGGGAAAGGCACTAGCTTCAAACTTGATACCTTTGGATTTGAGGTACTTCTTGAAGATGCGGGCTTTAAGGACTTCGGTGGCAACACTTTTGCCAACACCAGGTTGTCCAAAAAGGTACAGTCCAATAGGGCAATTGCGGATGGTATGACAGCGGGCTGGGCTACTAGTAGCCCAGTCCACTTGACTTTTAATCCGTTTTTGCAGACTATTGATCAAGTGAGAGCTAGAGCGAGAGTTCATGCGGGTAGCCTTGTAATGATAATCATTGAGTTCATGATTAACTAACAAGACTTGGTCAGAGATAGGAGCGGAGGAGTCTAAGAGTGTTTTGTCCATTTTCTCGATGAATTTAACGGCAGCATACAGGTTTTCCAAACGAGGGAAATCCTGCATGAAGGCGTATTCTTCGGGACTAAGGCCATAGACAGTTGTGTAGTAGATCTTAGACAG